AGGCTACTCTTGTTACAAGTCCTGAAAGCTTGATTAGACTTTTTGGTGAGCCAGATAGTGCTATCCCTGGTCAAGGTTTAGAGGGTGCTATTGAAATCCTTGAAGCTACCAACCAACTTTACTTTGTGCGTGCGGCTAACACTAATGCTGCTCAAGCTAGTGCTCAAGTTGAAATCGGTGCGAGTCCTGCTTTCTTAGTTAGTGGTTTTGATGCACAAGAAACCTCGTCCATCTACTACGCTGTCTACGATAACGCTGGTAACTTTAAAGCCAGTTCCATTGTTACAACGAAGGCGTCCTCGATAACCGATACTCTCATAGAAACTCCTCAAAAGGTGATGGCTGCTGCTTTTAGTAGAGATGCTACAGGTGGTCAAGATGTTATCTCCTACATTGATGGTAATGATATTTACTTAGCCTCTCGTTACGCTGGTAAGGGCGCGACTATGCAACTCTCGGCTGCTGACCCAGGCGCCGCGGCTGACGGCGAAACAACGGGCTTCCTTGGGTTTGTTCCGGTGACTGTTTCTGGAAACGCGAGTGGCGTTACTTCCCTTCTCCCTTCGGCTATTCACGATGTTACAACCAACGGGTTTACAGCTTCTGCTGATCTGAACCTTAATGTTTACTCTCTCTACCCTGGTGCTGGTTACAACATCACTAAGAAGAACGATGGTAGTACGAAGGGCATCTCTGTTGAAATTGATAACTTGTCTATTCTTGATAAGATTGTGGTTAACTCGGACGGGTCTCAACAAGAGTCCCTGAATGTTAACTTACAACCTTCTAGCTTAGAATACTTAGAGAGTTTACTCTTTGAAGATTCGGCTAATAACTGGTTAAATAATAACTCTGACTACGTTTATGCTGTCGTTGAAGATGACAGTGGCGATGATGTCGGCACGGATATTCTTCCCGATGATTGGGGTGCTAAACTTCTGTTAGCATCTGCTGGCTTTGAAGGTGCTGCGGCAAACCCTGGCGCGGCTGCTGCTGTCAACGTTAAGCCGAGATTCGTGAAGCTTGTTGAAGGAACTTACAACTTTGCTAATGGTAACAGTGGTTATGGTCTCACTGAAGATCCCGATTCGGGTGCCGACAGAACTGCCATCATCGGAACTTCTACTAAGAAGACAGGTATACATGCCTTAGATGACGATGTTCTCAACATTTCCTTGGCAGTTGTCCCTGGTTTCAGTGATGACGCTATCCAGAATGAACTCATTAATCTTGGTGAAAGCTCGAAGAACTTCTTTGCATTAGTCGCGCCCCCATACGGTCTTGATGAGGCTCAAGAAGCTATCGACTGGATCAATGGCAGAGGTGTGAGAACTGCTGCTCTGAACAACTCGTATGCTGCTGTCTACTGGCCGTGGGTTCAAGTCTTCAACCCGTTTGCGGGTAAGGAAGAGTGGTATGATCCGTCGATCTTTGCTGCTAGACAGTGTGTCTTTACAGACAGCGTGAATGACCCGTGGTTCGCCCCTGCTGGCTTCCGAAGAGGTCGCCTGACCAAGCCTACGGATACCGAAGTTCAACTCACACAAGGGGACAGAGACGCTCTCTACGTGAACAACGTCAACCCGATCAACAAGGAGCCCCAAACAGGTATTGTTGTCTTCGGGCAAAAAACAACTCAAAGACTTCCGACCGCTCTGGACAGAGTGAACGTTAGAAGACTGATGATCTACATTAGAAAGGTTCTCTTACAATTAGGTAAGCCTTTCCAATTTGAACCTAACGACTCGTTTACTTGGGAGCAAGTTGAAGATGCCATCAAGCCGTTCCTTAAGGATCTGACCGCCAGAAGAGCGATCATTGAGGGTGCGGTTAAGTGTGACTCGACAACGAACACTCCTCTGAGAGTTGATAGAAATGAACTGTGGTGCTCGGTTACAATTAAGCCAACGAAGGCTGCCGAAACCGTGGTCTTCGAAGTGAACCTGACGAGCCAGTCAGCCTCCATTAGTTAAGGAAAAAGAATATGGTATTACCACGTACTAGTATAATTTCTGACGCTCTGCAACGCCAGACAGGGACCAATGGTCCTCTGCCTGAGATCTCTACGGATCTCGATACGATCAGAACCTATCAGTTTGAAGTCAACTTTCAAGGCTTCCCAGGAATCACTAGCAACCAAAATGTCAGAGGAGATGTGACTGTTGCTGCGAAGCAAGTTGGTAGCATCACTTATGGTGTTGAGTCGCTTGCTCTTAACAGATTGAACGACAAAGTTCACTACCCTGGCAAGGTTACCTACGAGCCCGTGGAGATTACCTTTGATAACCTGCTGCTGAAGAACTCGACAGAGGCTTTATGGAACTGCTTCAAGGAAGTCTACAGCCCTACTACGGGTAAGTCTGGTTTCCGGGGCGGCAATGGTGTCGTCTTCAAAGCTGAAAAGATGACCATTGTTGAAATGAATGGTGACAATGTTCCTGTTGGTGGGGTGGAACTGTATGGTGTTTACCCTGAAAAGGTTGTCTTCTCTGAAAAGAACTACGGGACAAACGAGTTCTCGACTATTACGGTTACCTTCAGATTCGACTTCATGAACTACTCCAGAAGACTCAACGGCGATGCTGCTGGTAGGTTCTCGAATGTGGCTAGACCTCAACCGTAATATATCCTAACCTCTATATCGGTAGCCTTCTCTCTAAATATAGGGGGAAGGCTATTTGTCTATTATAAGTTATGAATAAGAAAGATATACTCAGAAGCTTTAGCAAGGTTCACAATAGACGGCTTAGACTATTAGAGCAGGACGAAGAGATGGAACTTACTCCTGACGAACAGTCCCAAGAGCAAAGGAAGGGGGAAGCTATCGGTCTGTTAACAGCAGCCAACTGGATGCAGACTGGTGCAGTTTGGGTAGCTGAGATTAATGGGAAGAAGTATACGTTTTACCCTGAATCTGGTATTCCTCCTCTTGAAGATCCTCTCGCTGCAAGTCCACCCCCTGAAGAAACTTCTATGGATGCGGCTCCATCCGTAGGGGCTCCTGTTGAAGAAGCAGTTCCTATCAGTGAAGCCAAAAAATATAGTCCTGCTAAGATTATAGGCCCTTCGTTTGGTTCTCAACATGCCGAGGCTGTTAAAGGTTTCATAAATAATGGAAAATTAGAACTTCAAGATTTAGCAGAAAACAGAACTGGAAGAGCTAAAGATCCAGCACAGGGCTTAATTAACTTAATTGGTTCATTAGTTGGAGATTACAAGTCTAACACTCAAAAGAAAGAAGAAGCGCGAATCGAGGCTGGCGCAATGTTGGACAGGATGGACGATGAAGTTTTTAAAGATGATCAAGAAAGAGAGAAGGTTAGATTAAATCTACAAAGTATAGCTCAGAATGCACCTCTCATTTGGCAAAGTATGAGTGAGGAACAACAACAGGCTTACAGCAATAGTTTTGATAATTTTAAGAAATATCTTGTAGGAGATAGGCAAGAGTCTTTTGAAAGTAAGTTATTATCTCCTAAACTTAGTTTGCATTTACAGGATGGTGAATGGCAATCGAGAACAGCGACTGCCAATAGTGCTCAAAGTGTTCGTATCTCTAAGAGTTTAAAGGACCTGACTGATTTATTAGTGAGAGACACAGTACCTGAAGAAGAATGCTCTGAACTTTTAAAAGATTTTGCAATTCACTTAGGGCAACCTAGATTAATTATAAGTCCTAAAGGTGATGGGGGTAATAGACATAGTGCATTATCCTTTGAGGATAGTAAACGTACTCTTACAAATATGGTAAGGGTAGCTGCTAATAAGTGTAAGGGTGGGAAGACGGAGGAATCTGATAAGCTTGTTCCTGTTGTTAGAGTAAGAACGGCTGATTCTGGGGATGGGAGTAATGATAATGCTATCCGGGGCTTCATGTTTGAAGAAATCTTAGAAGTGTTTTCTCTGTTAAAAGCAAGGCCACCGGGAACTGCTACTCAGGATTATGAAATTTATCTTCAAAGAAAAACTACAAAAATTGTAGAAAGACTTCAAAGACTTAAAATGTCTTCGGAAGAGTGGGTTCAAATGAAAGATAGAGCAGGTATGGACCCAGAACAAGTTGAGTTAATTCAGTCTATTCATGATATAGTTCAAGGAATGGGTGAAACTCTAGGAGACTTCGAACCTCTTTCTCTGTTCGGTTCCATGATGGAACACTCAAAGTTAGCTCTCGAAGGCAGGAGACCAGCCTTTATATTTCCAGTGGGGACTGAAACTAAGAGGGGTAAGAGACAGGATGTATTAGAAGTTTATCGCACAAGAGAAGAGGCTATAACTGCCGCTCAAGCCATGGGAGTTGAGCTTGAACCTCAAGAACACTTTAGTTTAGACGAAGCATTAAAGGGTGCAGAAGGTGTTGTCAGGGAGGGGGGAGGAGTAGTCAGTCTTTCTCAAATATTAGAAGACAACGGAGCTTTTACCCCTGGGCAACCTGTTTACACAATTAAGGTTAGTCTTAAGAACTACAAAAGACTTGAAGGGGAAGGCGCACTTATGGGTGGTGGAAGAAGAACCACTATATCTGATCTAGGTAGGGTAGCTAAAGGTGGTAATTTCTCCGAACCTTTTATGCGTAAGATTGCAGAAATTGCAGGGATAGAAGATGCAAAATCATTCAGGAGATACGCACTAGACTTTGACAAGATAGAGAAAACAATAAATAAGTTAGGTGATGAAGCTAAATCTAGAGTTATTGCTTCTAAGGGTAGGTTGGTAACTACCATAAGAAAAAATTCACTTCTTCTTCAGATAGTTAATGACGAGTTAGAGAAGAAGGGTATAGATTTACAGGCAGACGCAA